GATTGGAACGGACGGTTTGCGCCATCGCATGAATTTGTATGGCACTTCAATAAGCAGTCCGTCGAGCCGATGAAGTTCCTTGACAAGAAGCCAGAGAACATAAAAACGAGGACGAAAGGTGGATCGACAATGCGAGGCAAGGATGGAAAGACAGTCGCATTCACTAATCCAGAAGCGTCCTCACAGCCAACAAAAATTCCCGACTCAATCATTCGTATCAATAGGATGCCTGGGGGTCACGGGATAGATCATCCAGCGATATTCCCTGTTGAGTTTCCTTCATTCGCCATGCGAGCGTGGCCCGGCAGCGTCTACGAGCCCTTCTGCGGCTCCGGCACGACACTCATCGCCGCCGAGCAACTGGGCCGCAAGTGCTACGGCATGGAGATCAGCCCGCAGTATTGCGACGTGATCGTGAAGCGGTGGGAGACGCTAACCGGCAAGAAGGCCACACGCGAGGAGGTGAAGCGTGGGAAAACGCGGACCGCGTAAACAACCGACGAAGCTCCGCCTACTTCGCGGCGACCCGTCGAAGGAAGGCAAACACGCCGACGAGCCGGTCCCGCCGGCCGGGGCCGTCGTCGCCCCGGCGTGGGTGACGGGCAAGGCTCGCGAGAAGTGGGACGAGGTCGTCCCGCAGCTCGAGGCGATGGGGCTGATCACGCCGGCCGACACCGAAGCAATCGGCCGCTACTGTGCGATGTACGAGCAGTGGGTCCGATACCTCGACCAGATCCGCCGCGGGCTCGACGTGCTCGTGATCCGCGACAAGGACGGGAAAGTGAAATACATGCAATCGACGCCGGCCGCGACGATGTTCGTCAAGCTGGCCCACTCGATGCTCAGGATCGAGCAGGAGTATGGCCTGACACCGTCGGCCCGTGCTGGGATGGAGGTCAACCGTGGCGAAATCAAAGACACCCTCCAAGCGTTCATCGAAGGCCGAGCCTAAGAAGCGGCCCGCGGGTCCCGCATGGAAGCGGCGGCCCGAGTACGTCCCCGGCTACACGTTCGAGCAGGAGCGGGCCGACCGCGTCGTGAAGTTCGTCCAGCAGTTCGTCACGATGACGAGCGGCCGGAAGTTTGCGGGGAAGCCGATGAAGCTAATGCCGTGGCAGATTCACGACATCATCGAGCCGCTGTATGGATGGGTCGACGCCGAGGGCCTGCGACGCTACCGCCGGGCCGCGATCTTCGTCAGTAAGAAGAACGGGAAGTCGTCGCTTATGGCGGCCCTGGTCCTGTACCACCTGCTCGCGGACGGCGAGCCGGGGGCGGCCGTCTACGGGGCAGCCGTGGACCGAATCCAGGCCGGGCTGATCTACCGATCGGTCGCCGCGAGCGTCCGGGCAAACCACGAGCTGACGCGGGCCCTTGAGGTGATCGACTCCAGGTCGACCATCGTCCACCAGCCGACGGCCTCTCGATACACCTGTCTCGCTGCCGACTCGTGGAGGGCGGAAGGTATCGACGCGTCGTCGGTCGTTATCGACGAGCTGCACGCCCACCGGAAGCCCGATCTCGTCCAGGCCCTGACCTACGCCGGGGCCGCCAGATCCCAGCCGCTCGTCGTCGCGATCTCGACGGCCGGCGAGTCTCGAAACGGGATCGGCTACCAGTGGTATCAGGACGCCCGCTTGGTGCAGTCGAGCCCCGAGGCCAACCCGACATTCTTCGGCAAGATCTACGAGGCCCAGGAGGACGATCCCCGCGGGCTCGACTCGCCCGAGGTCTGGCGCGAGGCGAACCCGTCACTCGGGACCACGATCTCCGAGACGGACTTCGCGAACGACTACGCCGACAGTCTGACGAGCCCGATCAAGAGAACGTCGTTCCTGCGCTACCGGCTCGGGATCTGGGCCCAGGCCGACTCGCGATTTTTCCATGGAGACGACTGGTCGAAGTGCGGCTCGGCCCCGCTCGCCCCGCTTGAGGGCCGGCCGTGCTGGGTCGGCGTCGACCTGGCCTCGAATCTCGACATGACCGCGGCCGCGTTCGTGTTCAAGGAACGCGACGGCAGCTACTCCGTCGAGTGGAAGTACTGGGTCCCGCGCGAGACCGTGGCCGACCGCGTCCGCGAGGGCATCCCGTACGACGCGTGGATCCGCGACGGCTGGGTGACCGTGACCGACGGCCACAGGCTCGATCACGAGGCTGTCGCCCGTGACATCGTCGCCTATGGCCAGGACCACGAGATCCGGTCCGTCGGCGTCGACCCGTGGCAGGCCGGGGCACTGGAGACGCTGCTCCAGCGCGAGGGCCTCACGGTCAAGGACATCCCGCAGCGGACCGGCTACCTGAACGCGCCCTGCAAACTCCTCGAGGCCCTGGTCGTCGAGAAGCGGCTCCGGCACGGCGGCAACCCGGTCGCGACCTGGAACGCGAACAACGTCTGCGTCTACACGGACGCGACCGGCATGATCAAGCCGGACAAGGCGAAGTCGACCGAGAAGATCGACGGCATCGCGGCCCTCGTGAACGGCCTCGCGCTCGCATCGACCGACGAGGACGCGTCGACCAGCGTCGACGACTGGAAGGTCCACGTCCTGTAGCACATTCACGGGGCCGGGGGCCGGCCGGACACTCTAGGTATGCCCCGGACCAAGGCCCCCGCAAAACGATCCCCTCGGCGGCGGCCTGCCAGGCGGGTCGTCGCGCCCACCCACGTCGTCGAGGTCCGCGGCAGCCTGGGCGACCCGAACGCGTGGGGCACGGCCTGGCGGACGAGCATCGGGCCCGACACGGCGATCCGCGTCTCGTCGATCCTCGGGGTCGTGCGGTGGATCGCCCAGGCCGTGGCGATCATGCCGGTCCACCTGATGCGGACGCTGCCCGACGGCCGCAAGGCCCCGGCGGCCCTGCCCTGCGGGTACACGATCTCGAAGCGGCCGAACCGCTGGCAGTCGAGCTACGACTTCTACCAGCTCGTGGCGTATTGGACGGCGCTCCACGGAAACGCGTTCGCGCGGATCATCCCGGGCGATCGCGGCTGGTGCTCCGAGCTGCGGCCCATGCACCCGACGCGGGTCCGCGTCCAGCGACACCTCGACTACTCGGTCTCCTACGAGTTCTTCGACGAGATGGGCTCCTGGGTCCGCCTGCCCCAGGAGGAGGTCCTTCACTGGCGCTGGCTCTCGGACAACGGCCTGGTGGGGCTCGCGCCCAGCGAGCTCTGCGGCACGTCGATCGCCCTCGCCCGCAAGCTCGACCAGGCGGCGACCGCTCACTGGGACAACAGCGGCCGTCCGGACATGGTGATCGAGACCGACGAGAAGATCCCGGACGAAGCCGTCGCGGCCCTTCGATACGCGATGCACGAGGTCTACGGCGGCGCGAACAACCGCGGGAAGACGGCGGTCCTGCCAAAGAAGACGCGGCTTAAGACCATCGACCAAAACACGATGGAACAGTCCCAGTTCCAGGAACTCAGGGACGCGATCCTGCCGGACGTCTGCCGGTGCTGGGGCGTGCCCTCGACGCTCCTCGGCGATTCCAAGATGGCCCGCTGGTCCAATGTGGAACAGGAAGGCCTGTTCGCCCAAACGTGGACGCTCCTCCCCTGGATGAAGCGCATGGAGGGGCCGCTCGACATGGCCCTCCAACCCGTCTACGGGGAGGACGTCTACGCCCGGTTCGACAACCGCGGGCTCCTCCGCGGCGACACGGCGACCCGCGTCCAGCTCTACCAGTCGCTCTTCAATATGGGCGCGATCTCGCCGAACACCGTCCGCGACCTCGAGGACTTCGAGCTGCTCGAGGAGCCGGCCGCAAACCAGACGTTTATGCAGCTCGGGTTCTCGACGCTCACGGCGGCGGCCGCCCAGGCCGGGGCGGTGCAGCCCCAGGACGCGGCTCCGGCCGAGGCCGGGCCGGTGGCCGATGCCGATCCGGCCGGCGAGCCCGGGGCCGGCGTGCCCGAGGCCGGCGGCTTCCGCGAGGGCCAGTACGTCTATTTCGACGGCGGCGAGGGGACGATCGAGCACCTGATGACCGACGGCGTGCTCGGCGTCGAGGGATCGCCTTTTGCAATCGCAGCGAGCGAGGCCGAGCCGGCCGCGAGCGTCCGCGTCTACCTGAACGGCGAGCCGACCGAGTTCACGGTCGGGAAGAGGGTCTCGGAGCTGTCGGCAGAGCCGATGGGGGAGGTGTGATGGAAACCGAACGACGCTACCTGGCACTGGCCGACATCGGCGACGACGCCCTCGGCCTCGAGGAGCGGGCCGACGGCCCCACCCGAATCCGCGGCATCGCGCCGCCCTGGAACTCCTGGTCCCACGACCTGGGCGGGTTTCGGGAGCGGTTCATGCCGGGTTCGTTCCGGAAGTTCCTGGAGCGATCACCGACCGACCCGCGCGGCCGGGCCGACGTCATCGCCGCGTGGAATCACGACGAGAGCCGGATCCTGGGGCGGACCACGAACGGGACGCTCGACCTCCGCGAGACGGAGCGGGGCCTCGAATACCTGGCCACGCCGCCGGAGGGCACGGCCACCACGGCCGAGGTGCTTTCGCTGATCCGTGGCAAGTACATCCACGGATCTTCGTTCGCGTTCACCGTGAACGACGGCGGCGAGTCGTTCGATACCGACCCGGGCGGCAAGATCACGCGGACGATCACCGACGCCACGCTCTACGACGTGTCGCCCGTGACCCGGGCCGCCTACCCGAGCTCGACGCTGGGCCTGCGTTCCCTCGAGCGGTGGAAGGCCGAGAACCTCACGTCCGCCGAGAACGCCCGGCTCGCCGAGGAGGCCGCCGACAAGCAGGCCGACTACATGCGGTCGCTCTCCGGCGCGCGGGCCGCCGCGGCTGCCGCCGTCGCCAGGATGCGAGCCCATGCCGGCTAGCCGCTGCCCGAAGTGCGGCGGCCGCTGCCGCGTCGAGTCGAGCAAGCGGGCCGGGCCCGCCCAGGTCCAATACGTCGAGTGCCAGAACTGTCGCCAGCGCCGGCGGCGGGTCGTGCCCGCCGAGCTCGTGTTCCGGAGGATCGCCAAATGATCGCCGCCGATCCGATCGCCGCTGCC